TTAATAATTTTCATAGTGATTCTCCTTACTGTGATCCCTGAACTAAAGTATTTGCTGATCCTGCAGGACTAGCATTATTTTGCATATTGTCTTGACGATTTCTTCTCGCCTGATTTCGTAATCCTTCTATAGCACCTTTATATTCATTTGTGAACACAGCACTAAATGTTGTATCTTTCATATACAAAAATGCTTCAATCATCGAAGCATAAAATAAAGCATCGTAACAAAAGTCAGTAAAATAATTATTAGGTGTAGCAGATGTTAAAGTAGTTGGTCTTGCAACATAAACAACTTCACCTTGATATGCTGAAGTAGGAGTAGGTGCTAAATATATAGAAGAGTTATTAGCAACTGAGTAATACTTAGGAACTCCAGTTGAGGTATCAGCATAAGGCCAATAGTCATTAAGAAACTCTTCAGTTCTTTGAAGTAAATTAATTTTGCTTCCACTAGCTCTTAGGTTGACATGCCTAATAATTCTTGTATCTTCTGCAACAGAAACAGTTTGATTGCTAACGACACAAGTAATAGAAACAGTGGTATTTAAACCAATATCATCCAGTTCTTTAATTAATCTATTTTCAGCTTTGTTTACAAATTTAGGAATTTGATTTACAAACTCTGTGCCTTTATTTTCTGCTGTATTAATAATATCGTTTACAAGGTAGGTATAGTCAACCATAAGCTTTATCCATAATAAATATAGAATTTTCCACCATCGCTAGAGCCAGACAGTGAAACTTTGCCACTACATTTTACACCAACATCATTAAGATATACATTGTCCATAGTGTTTGCTGTTAGTGCAGCATGTTTAATTCTAGTTCCATTCTGATCACCAACCACTAATTCAGATGCAACCGTTACTGAAAAAGCGTAAACTTGCACTCTGGTATCTGCAATCGTAACACTTGTTACTGCATCGACAAAAATACCGTTGCCTCCAGCACCCCCCGTAACTTGGGCTAATCTAACATTTGACATATAATTCTCCAATCAGAGTAAGAGGAGAGATTTCTCTCTCCCCTTATCTTAATTTTAGTTACCCTGATTACCAAAGAAACCTCTCCAATCGGAGAAACCAAAGCTATAACGCTCTCTAGCCTTAAAGCGAAGGTTGCCCGTATCGAAGTCAGGCTCCATCTTGGTCTGCAGTGGCGCACGAACAAACATCTTTGTACCGTTAGGAACATTTGTCTTAACGAAGAAAGCGTCTGCATCAGTGAATCGACGGTTGATAAATACACCCTTTGGAAGCATAGACATGCTCTGAATTGAGTTTACGTCATTCCAACCTGCAGGGTTGGTAGCAGCTTGTGATCCACCAAGAGTGGAAACTGTACCAGAAGCAGGAATAAGAGTGGAGTTCAACAGTGCGTTTGATGTTGCCCAGTTATCGGGAGCAACATGAAGTGATTCTGCACTACCGCCAACGAGAATGCCACGATCATCCTTGATCTTCTGAATGGTCGTAAGGGCAGTCTCAAGTGAGGCAAACGAAAGGTCTGCCGCAGTAAGTAGGTTCGACTGTGTGCCGTTTACAGTTGGATGAGAAGCACTGAAAAGTGGTTGCCCATCACCGCCTGTATAGGCAGCATTAAAGCCATTGTTGAAAACATCCGCAGCTTTTACCTGCTTGGTGTTGCCCATTGCTCTTGCAAGGGCTTTAGCCCGAAGCTTGGCAAAAGTATCATACAGATTATCTGCCATAGCTTCTTCGGTAACAGCAAAAGCAAGTGCAATTGTTTCGTTAGTATAACGAGCAACATAGCTTTCGCTAGCTTCGTCATAAGTAACAGCAGCACCTTCTGCTTTTACTGGAGCATTACCGAAGCCTGTGAACAGAACTTCTTCTTCAAATGCCCGGTCTGAATTTTCAATTTCAAACAACGGCACATGTTCATTTTCAACTTCTCCGTATTCCAAACCAAAAATAGCATTTAGACCGGGAAGCAGTTGTTTGCTAATACTAGCTCTATTAATAGCCATAATTTAACCTCCCTTAAATACCAGATGGTGCAGACAGAACAGCGTCTACATGTTTAACAATACGAACTTCAACGACAGGGAATGCTCTTTCAGCAGAAACAGCAATATCATTACCCGGAACGTCCTCAACACCAATAGGTCTTACTGGAAGAATAGTGGTGTTACGAGTTGAAGCTTTAATACCAAACCCAGATTCACCTGTAAAGGTGCTGCCTGCGCCTAGAGTCAAGCCGAAGTTCAACTGGTTGATATCACCTGCACTGAGTGAAGCATCCGCTTGGATGAAATAAGTTGAGGCAGGGTTAGTATCTACCATTGCTTTAATATTAGAAGCACTGGTATTGGCTGGCCAATATTGCTTGAATTTTGGCTCACCGTTTTCTTCATAATAGACTCCCTGAAAAACACCAACTGCATAGTCAGCATCCGCCGAAACGGGTTCAATATTACCAAGGCTAGTCTTTACCAAGTCACCTGTGAAGATGTTTCTTGCATCCCCAGAAGCGATAGGTAGTTCGTCTACGCCAGTGGAGTTAGTACCTGAACCACGTTTACGAGCAGGAAGGAAGCCACGAAGGTTTTTAGTGGTAGACATATTGTCTCTCCTTTCCTAGTTGCACCGTTCCCTGTTATTATTCTTGAAAACTAGGTCGTCTTCCTTTAGTAACAGTCGAACGATTATTATTTGTGATAGGCATACGAGAATCTGAATTTCTTTCTAATTGAGCATTCACTGCATCCATTAGTTCTCTACTCTTATTCTCATAATACCGTTTACGAGCAGCAAGCTTGCCAAGGGGCATTTTAGCCAAAGCTAAGTCTCCACGACAGACTGTACCAGCATACCGCCCTTCCTCTTGAACGATAGAGGACATAGATAATTCAGGAACTTCTTCAGGGTCTACAAAAGTCCAACCTTCTGCTTGTTTCTTACCAACATTCTGGTAATCATCTTGGTTGCGTAATGTAATGCGAATCCATCTTAGACCCATTCCCTCATTTTCAAAGCGTCTATATACGCTCTCAGGAATCTCTAGAGCATTAGGCTCTTCATAGGTCCATTCGGTTTCTTCTCTAGAATTATGTTCTCTTGTATCAATGCTACGTTCTTTAATTTCTTTCCGTGTATCCATTTTACTATACTCCACGCTTAAATGTTATATCTGTATATTCACTGTCTGATTTATCAACTTTTAGTTTCTCAGCAGCATATACCTCAAGTGGTATGTTCCATTTCTGAGCTAGTCTTACATCTTCTTGAGATAGCTTTATCTTTTTATTAGAACTGGTGGGACTGCGTGATGTTCCCGCCACCACCTGAGAGGGTTGTCGAGTTGTGCTAGCTTCAACACTCTCTTCTTGATTAAACTTATGTGGAAATTCATTCCGTAGTCTACGATCAATCTCGTCATAAAAATCTTGTTCTTTAGGATCATAACCTGTTTGTTTTAGATCTGCATCAATTGCATAAGCTGCTGCAGTCATAACTGAATCCTTACCGAACCATTCATTATTTTCTACCCAATCAACCGCTAACGCATCAGGTTGTTGAGGAGCTTGTTGTTGTACTTGTTGTTCTTCTTGAGCTTCATATTGTTTTTCATAATCCTCTAGTGCATATTGATGTCTTTGTAGATCATTAATATTATTTGATGCCCTTTGAAGTACATCCAAAGCTGCTAGAGTTCTCTCTGGATCACCAGAATTATAAGCTTCAATATAATCATTTTTGGCTAGTGCCATCTGTTCTTCTAATTGTTTTTGAGAAACTGATGAATTAGCCTTTTGAGTATCAACATACGTTCTCTCCATATTTCTTAGATTTTTTTCTAAATCTGTTTTTTCTTGTAGGAGAGCTTGAATACGCTCGTCTCTTTCCTTTCGTTGTCTAACAAGATTTCTAATTCTTTTTTGAGCGCCTGATGTTTCAATACCATCAAGCTCTTTAATAGGTTCTTTCTTTGCTTCTTCTAATTCTTTTTTAGGTTGTTCGATCTCCTCTGCTGTTTCAACTTCAGTAGATTGTTCGATCACCTCCTTTTCATTAGAATCATCTTCAACTTCAAAATCAACCTTCTCTGGAATTGTAACGTCACTCCATTCCGAATTTTCATCACTCATTTAATTTTCCTTTTATACGCTGTTTCGACACAGGCGGTTACGAATAATTTATTATACAATATAATTTTAACTGGTGCAACTACACTAGTTAGATAAATTAAAAGTTGGGTCTAAATCTTTTGGATTTTCAACTCGCATAATAATTTGGTCATCATATAAAAGAATTAGTTTAACTCCTTTATAATGAAGCTTAATACCTGCATTTTTACCATAGCATACATAATTACCTTCTGCACACCAAGGAATATCTGCAAATTTATTTGTATCTTTATATGCGAGATCACCAACTTTTAAAACTTTTCCTACAGTTGTAAGATAAGCAATATCATCTTTTGTCGAGTCTGGTAAAAAAATACCACCCTTAGTTTGACTTTTAACTGAGATTGGTCTGACTAAAACATGATAGCCGGGAATATCTGGTAGAATATCTGGATCAGGAATATCTTCTTCAAATCCCGTAATCCATTGATCATTCTGAATAGCTTTACTTAAAGCTTGAACTTGCATGGTTAATTCTCCTCATTATCATAGTATCGTTTTTTTACAATTGAAAGAATATTATTTCTTGCCCATGAAATTCCAGAATGGAACCCTACTAATTCTTTATATGTTGCGTAGTCGGAAGCTGCTCCTTCTACTAAGTTATTTTGTACTGAAGCCATTTCTTTTTCGTATGACTCAACAATTTCATCCCATAAATTCATTTAGATAAATACTGCTCCAATAATAAATGATGCTGCACCTACAATTAATACTTTTTTCCAAATACCACAAGGAGTTTGATGCCCTTTTGGTAGACAGCTACAGGAGCCACACCCTACAACTGTTTTAAATTTAAACATATATTTTTTACTAGAAGATTTAATCTTATCAATTAGCTTTGTCATTTTTTTAGTTCCTTTATAAGATTTGTAATCGTTTTCATGCTTTCAGATTCAATCTTAGTATCTGAAGACATTTTATTTCCAGCCAATCTAGTAAGAAGTTCAGCGGCTTTATAAGTATTGTTATCTTCTAGCTTTTGTTCTTCCAAAGATCCTTTAAGTAAAGTTTCAATAGCTTTAGTAGCCTGTTCTGCTTTAGTCTTTTCTAACTCTATAGCTCTATCTTGCTGATTCTCGTTACCTTCTTTAATATATTTAATAACGATTTCGTTTTCGTCAATATCCAGTTCTCTATTTTTAAGAGCAGCAGTAGCAGCATCTTTAACCATCTGAGCTTGTAGCTTGTCTCTTTCAACTTGTAACTTCATATTTTCAATTTCAACAAGCTGTTGCTCTGGCGTTGGCTGCATCATCTGTGGATTATTAGCTTGAAGAACTTGTTGTGCAGCTTGCGCCATAGCAAACTCAATCATATCAGGTGTGATAGGTTGACCTTGTGGTACTTGATCTTTCATCGTCATAGCAACACCTTCAACCTGTTCTTTATATTTCATTACAACATGCTCCTGAATATTAGCCTGTAATACAGGAACAACTGCTCCCATTAATGGTTGACCACCAGTTGTTGGGTCTTGCATAAAAGCCATCTTAACTTGTATGTGAGCATCATGATTCTGTCCCGGAAAAGCTCCAATAGGCTCACCTTTGATAGCAACTTGAATATCTGACAAAGGATCAAGGGGTCTAGGTTTCTTTTCTGGTGGAAGTATCTCATCTAAATTAGGCATGTTAGCTGCTTGCAAAATAGTTCTATTTAATGCTTCCATATTAAACATACCGGGAGGAGCTTGTTGGGCTAGCTGTAAAGCTAGCTGAGACAACATCATTCGGTGAGCATTAGAAGGAATATTTGGGTCGCTTACTGGGACAATATCAATTCTTCCATCAAAATCTTTTTTAAGAACTTGTCTTGATATTCCCGGCACCTCAAATGGATATTCATTAGGCAGATAGTCATGATTGATTTGTGCTAAGATTTTTAATTCATCTTTCTGCGATTTATGAAGCCTTTTATGAATGGCAGAAAAGAATTTACTACTGGCTTCAAGTAGGGCCATCGTAGTACCAACGGGACCATAAGAGGCAGCGTCCGATACTACTTGTTCCGTTGTATCAGCAAACTTCTGTCCTGTTCCAATAACAAAATTAAGCATAGACAGAAGAGTATTGGATGGCTCTTTATAAGGTAACGGAACAATAGACTTAGATAAATCCATGCCTGTTGCTTCAACTTCTTTAAACTCACCAGGAGATATTGGATCATTATCACCAACAATTCTAACTCCTTTAGATTTAAATCCTCCCGGTAGATTAGCGAATTGACCCGCATCCACTAACGCTCTCATAGCTGCTGTTGCAGTCATCGTTAGATTACCAAGGAAGTGGATCAATCCTAGTCCGTAGAAACCAAAGCCCGGTACATATTTGTAATGGACAAAGTGCATTACCTTTTGTCTTGTTTTATCGTCAGGTCGATAGTTTCTACGAATACTTAGAATTTGTTTTGATTGTTCTTCAATCGTTACAATATATGGAAGAGAGACACCCTCTTCATGTTCAGGGTCTTCTGGTAATTCAAGATAGCAATGCTGTTCTAGAAGAACATACTGATAATCAGAATCTGATGTTTGTGAAAGACCTAGAACTGTGTCTAGCTTGGTTGCCATAGAAGATTGTTCAGGAACATATGCTTCAGGCAAATCAATATCTTTATACATTCCTGCATCAATCTCTTTCATAAGATCAACAGGACTTCTGTATATTACATGAGTATATCTGTCTGCTTTTCTTAGATCACTAGCGTAGTACGAAACATAAAACTGATCAATAGGTACAAACTCAGATACAGGACG